TTTACATCTATATCACCTTCAATATCTACGTTATCGGCAACTACTAAATTTCCATCGGCAATATCTAAAGCTGTTTGTCCGTCTGTTCCTGTGATTGTTAGTTTTTCTTCAGAAGCATCCCATGTAAAATTATCTCCAGCAGTACCGCTATAGAATATTACATCGGCTCCTGTGCCGTCAACACCTACTGTTAAAGCAGGTGTATCTGTTGCTACTGTTAATTGAGGAGCACCAGCCGCATTTGAAACTTCAAAAGCATTGGCATCATCACTTGCTGGTATAACTTCTACTTTATTGGTAGCAATCTTTAGAGCCGATGAGGCACCATCTGTATCAGCACTTTCTACTGCCTGTAGAGATGCACTAATTCCATCAGCATGATCAACAATAAGCACCTGATCAAAGCTGGCTGCAATAGTTTGTCCTTCTAATTTTGCCATAATATTCTCCTAATTATTAAACTATATCTTCCCATTTTCTTAATTCATTTTCCCAAGTATCATTTACTTTGCTCCATAGATCCCTGGCTAAACGAGCTGTCTGGGTTATTGTAGTTCGTAAATTTAATGCTAGTTTTAAAAACATTACCCGCCGACGTATGCGATTACTGCGCCTGTTGATGTCAATGTAAATCCAGTCCAGCGACCGAATATGGTCATACCTTGAGGGAAAGTGACTCCGTCTATAGCAGCACCACCGTCAGCATCTATATCTGTTCCAGTGCCAGTATCATCAGGAAACAATTGTTCTGTCTCCGCTACCAGACCGCCGCTGCTGCTGGCAAAAATAGTATCTTCTATAAATTGAATTGCTACAAACACACCAGAAGGCGCACCGCAGGTTACAGCAGTGGTTCCAGTAACAAGGATAGAGCCTGCTTGTCCGAGGCTCAAGTTTTCGGATTGTTGAACGCTGTAGGTACGTTCTTTTCTAAATTTTTGTGCCATTTTGCTTCCCCTCTAAGGTTAAGGCTTTACCGTGAATGAGTCATTTTGATTACAGGGGCTCAATTAAGAGCCCCCATAATATATACAAACATTTCTGTTTGTTGCAATCTTTATATGGGGCTATTACCTCCCCAATTTCAGATTAACGGTTATTAAGTTGGCAAAATGTCTATAATGATCATCCCTGCGAACACAGCAGTAGCAACGTGGACTTTTAAGTCATCGTCACCTGCTGAAAACTCCCATTGTGCATCGTCTATTTCGGTTGCCCTGATTACATCAGTATCACCAGCCATAGTTAATGTTGCACCACCGAGTACAGATGAAGTGCCATTATCAATATCTAATACAGCCGCTGTGGCTGCCGTTGATATGGCTCGTACATCTACTACTCTAAATGAAATGGGTGTAGAGATTGTCATAGCAGGATCATTGACTGCAACAGCAGCAACATCAAATATAATTTGATTGCCCTGAAGAACAGCCGATCCTGTACCAGCACCAGCCTGAGTTAATGTCAGGACTGTTGCCCCACCTTGCGTTCTCCACCAATTGCTTGATTTTTGCTTTTTAAATGCCATTATTTACCCCTGTTATTCCAATGTTCCTAAAACAAGCGAACTTTGGTTTACACAGGATAATGCGGCAGCATCATGAGCAGCGGATTGGTTCTTGTAGAACGCATCGCCACTTGATTCTAACGCATCGTCTTCAGCAAAAAAGTCTGCACGGTTATAGCCGTTGATTACCGCACCACCAATTTCGATGGTGTTGGCATGATCGTCCACTTCAGAAGTGAAGTGCAGATCATCAGCAACAGCTTTACCAATTGCGCCCTTACCGAATACAATAGCATTACGCACTCTGGAAGTACCAGAAGCTAGTGTTACGGCAGAATCATCAAACCGTTTCGCAACGGTAGAACCGAAAAAGTATCCAGCTTCATCCCATTCACGAATACCGACTATATCTTCAAAGATACAGAAACCAGCATAATATCCAGACATTCCATTAAGCTCAGGCATTTTAACGCCGCCTGAACCCATAAAACCGTAACGCTGTGCATTTTTATAGTCACTATCAGTTTGCAATGATGCTAACTGTTGTGGATGCATTACTATGCACCAGAACTTATGACCATCGGCACTTTCCATCTGTGGAATTTTTAGAGACATACATTTAACACGCAGTTCTCTTAAAATATCAGAAGTCATAGCAGTATCACAAGTCGCATCAGCAGAAGCAGTCATACCAATAGCACCATCTAGGTTTGCATTGGTTTTCGTGTATTTTTCCGTTCCGACGGCTGTTAATGCACCACCATCATTGATGTACCAGTTCGGGTGATACCTACGAGCAAGTCCTAAACCATCAGATGATGTACCAACGGAAAGGTTAGGCGACACACCTTCATAAAAGGATTGAAAAACCGCCTGATTTTCCCATTTAGAATACCATCTTGCTAGTTGTGGTCTTGCTTCGTCCATCAGCTTAAACACCTTCTGGCGTTGTTCTGACATAGATCCCGATTTCTTCATAACGGCTTTTCTGAACTGGTTGCAGTAGGCACGGAGCCACTTCAAGGCTTGGTCTTCGCCAGTGCCTTTTAAAACAGTGTCACCGTATACTGGTGAACCAGAAAGTTCGCTCAGGAATGGGATCAACATATTGTCCCGACCCTGTGCAACATAGTCGTTTAGAACTTCAATCGGATTTCCTGAAGGTGAATAAACGGCATTGCCGTTATCATCTTTGGAAATATCTACATTTCCAGAAAACTTAGCCCAAAAGGTATTGTACCAGCTTTCTTTGCGGAGCAGTGAGTTTAGAATTTCAACATTTGCAATCCAGCTTTGTGAGGATTCCATAGTTTAAACTCCTGTGGTATGTAGTTAACGATTTACCTGTTTATAGAGCTTTTCCAGTTCTTGTACGGAGAGATTATCGAGAGTTTCACGCAGTTCCCGTTGGTCAAGATCAGCGACTTTGACCATCTTGGCATTTTTGCCAGTACCACGAACATCGACCTTTTCAGTCGTCTTGGCTTGAGCTTTCTGAATATCCTGTCTAGCTTTCTGCTCACCGCTCATCTGGTAATGTTTCACAAGTTTGTCTACGCCAAACTTGTCTATCATTGCCTTTTGAAATGATCTCTCGTTTAATAGCCCATCTTCCGCATAGGAATTGGCAGTCTCTTTTACAGTATTGAACTCCTCATCAGAAAGTTCAATTCCTTGGGACTGGATTTGCGTTTTCATTTTATCCACAAATTCCAGATTATCCCTGGAGTTGAACCTGGCTCGGATGTTTTCCTGGGTTCGTTTATTGATCAGGTCGGCTTCCATTTGGCGAATGAGCTCTTTCTGCTCATTCACTGCCTTTTCGTCGTATGGATCAGTCTCATCCAGTCTAACTTTCTCCGTTGCCAGCCCAGCTTCGATATCATCGCCAGACAGTTTATCGAACACTTCCTTATCGGAAAGTTCTTCATCTTTCTGGGTCAGTTTGCGAAGTTCTCCAATCTCACTGCCTTGCTCGCCGATCTGTTTTTGAGAATGCGAGAGCATTTCAATGAGTTGTTCTTTGGATTTATCCTGGTACTGTGAGTGTTCCTCACGATCAGCTTGCCCTTCTTCTTCTGATGTAGCTTGATTTTCCTGCTCCGCTGTTTGTCCATCAGGTTCAGCTACAGATTCATCTTCATCAGAATCGCTACGAAGATAGAGTTCGCCATCTTTTTCAATTATTAAATTTTCATCGTCCATGCTCTGCTGTGGTTCTTTTTCTTTGGGTTCGATTTTAGCATCAAGTTCTTCCAACTCTTTGGTCAATTGTGGATCTGTCTGTATTGTTTCAGCCATTATTTCCTCTCTTGTTTATTAGTGTATGTACTTTAGCCCTGTACACATTCCGCAAGGCATCGGACTTTGTATATTTATTCTGTTCCTGTTTAGGACGTTTAATATTTTTATGTGGCATTATCGTTATATTGGCAATATCATTAAGCATATATTATTTCTTTTTCTTCCGCTTCTTATATGTACTCATATACCTATTTGTCACGACTGACCCCCCTTATCAACCTTTTTAGCTTCTATGCGCAGTTTCTCTTCATCGGTCATCATGCCTCTTTCTGTTTTAACATTCTCCAAGACTTTATGGGTTTTATCGAGGTCAGCCTGTTGTCTTGAGGCTTCTGACTGCATTTGCAAGGTCTGGTCTATATATTCAACATATTTTTCCGAGCCAGGAATAGGCGCATTTTCCACCAATGTCCTGATATCCACCAGTGACGGATTGATTTGCCCGATCATATTTGACAGGGCGAGCATCTTATTGAAGTTTTCTTCGATATTGGTTATGTTGCTTTCACCCTCATCGAGCTCTACATACAGCGAAGGATTCCTGACATCGTTGTATAGCTGACCTGCTGATTGCAGGTTAATGATCAGCTCGCTGAATGTGCTTTCCTCTTTCACTCTGATAATCCTGTCTTTTTCAGCATAGACAAAGGCAAAATTATCCACAAAATCCTTTGCCAGCACTTTTCTTAATCTGGACAGGTTCTTGAAATAGGGATTAATTGCGGCTGCAGCTCGCTGTACTTTTTGCTCAAACAGAACACCTGATTCGCCTGATCTTGCTGTTTCGCCTTTCATGGCTTCTGATATGAGCGATACACGCTGGGCGAAATTAACACTGTTTTCGGCGTTCAGCATAATATCTGGGGGTAGTGTGGAAGGGGGCATTTTCTGTGGCATTATGGCTGGATTATTTAGCTCATAGACCATATTGGGCTGATTGCCTTTTTCTTTCAGTGCTTTTACTGTTTCTTTTTCCCGTTTATCAATAAATATCCCACCAGAGAGAATCTGGGTCACATAGTCCCGCACTTGTGATTTGGCTTTATTGACATCGTCTTGAATATCCAGTAAAAGGTCAACCAGTGAGGTTTGTTCGTTGACTTGGACGTTATAGCTGTAAGACCAGATCGGAAAAACGTCAAAATTATCTGTAGGCTGATCGATATCTTCATCTTTGACGACCAAGTTCTTGAAGAAAGGTATAATAGTAGTAACGTGGATTTTATCGCTATTGAATTCTTTTAAGATCATCAGGGAGGGATTATCTTTTTTTAGTTTCTTGTATTCGTCCCTAGGCACTATAAAATAGTCCACACCGTCGAATATCTGCACCATTTTCATTGTTACCCGCTCTTGCATTTCGAGGATACGGTAGCGGTCATTAATCTTGTCATAATTTTCAAGGTTGGACGAATAGGTTTTATCGGTCATTCTGCGTATTGTCTGGGATAGTGAGCTCCACCACCATCTGCCTCTTTCCTGTTTTACGTCGTATGGGTCGATCACATATTTTTCGCTGATAACGCCAAGTGTTTCCCAACCTTCTTTGATAAGCCAGCGGCAGTGTTTTAATTCATAGTCACTGGCTCTGGTCTCTGGGTCTATATATATACGAAAGTTATTCAAGATCTCATATTTAAAGTCCAAGTATCCGTCTGCACTTATTTCCCAAGATCTTTCGATCCAGCCGCCGAGCTTGGTTGTAAGGGCATCGATAAATGCAATTTGCAGTTTATCTTCTATATCCTGTTCATCAGACAGTGCATTCCAGCGTTGTTGCACGATATCCGCAGCTTGCACTGTATTGATGGTGGTAGGTTTAAATCTTGCCTGACGGCGATGGAGTTGTTCATTGCCTACCAGTGTAGAGACAATTGGAGCAATGATATTGTATTTGAGGGTAGGTTTTTTATATTTTTTAGCGTTGGTCTTTTCGTCTGAAGTCCAGGTATCGTTATTGAGATACCTGACGGCTCTTTCGGATTCTTCTCTTGCATTCTCAAAAGAATCCTTTGAAAATTCCCATGCTTTTATAACTTTATCTGCTTGTTTGGACAGTACGCCAGCTGCATATTGTGATTCAGCCATTATGCTGTTTTCCAGTCAAGAGATCCGCTTTTTTTCGGAGACTGGAACAATTTATATCTCCATCCTCGTTTCCTTTTTTCTTCAGTGACCAGTGTAGGAAGAACCTTCAAAGCTCCGTATCTTGTAGCATCATAATGGTGATCGTATGCTTTGGTATCTATATCTTCTGGGTCATTTTCTGCAGATGGTAAGTTAGGAAAAGTTTCAATACATTGTACACAATTTTCTGTAAATCTTATTCTGGGCAATCCTTTGTCGGGAACTTCGAGTCCTTCATAGACTATTTTTGCTCCTGCTTTTCTGTCGTTATTTGCTTTAGAAAGGTAGATATCTTCGTCGGAGTAGAAGTTCATAGGGCTATATAGTGCGCCTTCTTTTTCAGAGTGTTTTGTCCAGTATGCAGGGTCGGCAATATCGTCATCAAAGTCTACTGATTTAAGTTTATATTTTTTCCAAGTATACCTATTTACGAGCTGTGCCTGTTTTGAGGCAGACAATCCTGTTTCCGTAATTTCGTCGAAGATAATCATATTCTGATCACGATCCACAGCAGCGAATAGGCACACAAAGGGAGCTTTAGTTCCATAGTCATAGAAGCGGTACAGTGTATGCGTGCCTTTTTTGAAATGTGTGCCGTACTGGAACTGTGTTTCGGGTATAATGTGGTGCATAGGATTCCAGTTATCGAAGTAAGTGCCTGCAAACACATCCCATCTGCCTTCTAGCCACATAGCTTTTAGGATGGGGTTAAGTTTTTTTAATTTTCTCACATAGCCAGGGTCATTATTAAGCAGTGTAGGGTTATCGAACACAGTTGCTGGGATAAATTTCCAAGATATATTTTCTTCGTCTATGTGGGTATTGCCAGATGTTTTTTTCTGGTAATGAACGTCGAATTCTTCGCTGTATACCTGATTTTTATCAGGAACAGGTGGGCAGATGTCTACGAATTTCCGTTTAAGCCATATATGTCCGATATTCCCAGGGTTGGATGTCAGGCATATTTGCGGTTTCAGTTCATCGTTATCGGTACGGGCAGAGGTGCTTAATTCTTCGACCCAATCTTCGGGGAACTGGTTAGCTTCGTCTATGCCGATGAAGTTATAGTTACCGCCTATGTAGTTGTCCAGGGCACGGCGATCTTGGCAATGCACGAGGTAGACTTTTGCTCCGCTGGGGAATATATAACATTTGTTACGTTCTTGCCAGCTGGCATTGTACAGTTTGTATAGTTTATCGCATTCGGGTTTGAGGTTACGTTCAAGCTGGGGGTATGTTCTACGGACAAGTAGAGCGATAAAGTCTGGGTAGTCGATTGATATTTTCTCAATTTTAACCTGACAGACTTTGCCTTGTTTTTTAAATTGTGCTGCTTTTTCTTTAGTAATTTGTATTCGATTTCGCTCATAGTGCCATAGTCTTGGTGTCAGGGCTGCTTTCCATGCAAGCATGAGGCTTTTCCCACCGCCTCTTGCGCCGCCGTAAAACACCCAATCTGCATTGCATTTAAGGAATTCACGCTGTTTACCTGGATGCGGTTTAAATAAAGTTTCACCAGTCACGCTTTTGTTCTAGGTGTCCTTCCTGTATATGTGTTCTATCGTCATTATTGTTATTTTTATCACTCATCCAGTTAGCGACTGCGGCGTGCCATTTTTTCATTTTATTTTTGCCTACCATCCAGCCTTTTGATTCATAAAAGTTCCAAAATTTATTTGCTTCTGATTCAGCGTTAGTATAATCTTTTTCTATGAAAAAGTCAACACATTCTTTAAGATTTGGTGCTATGAATCTTTTATTGGTACTTTTTTTCACAGTTTTCGCTATTTTATTATTTTTATCTTCGTAGGGTAGCATACGTACGAAGTAATTCCCATCCACATCTTCATCAACAAGATTATATTTATTTAATACTTTAATAATGCTCATGTGGAAGTTATTATTGGCATAGAGTATTGAGCCTTGGTGATACATAACATATTTAGCTATGTACCATTTATTGCGCCCCAGGTCGACAATTCGCATATCGAATACTTTAAGAACATTGTCATAATCGAGTTCTATACCTGTTGAAATTTCGGAATCAATGCTGAACTGTGCCAGTCGCATATTGACTTCCCATATACCAGCGTGGTCGCATTTTCCGCATATATAATGCCAGAAACATTTATATACTGGGTGAAGTACCTGAAACCATTCACGGTCATACAGGAGTGTGTCGATGTGTCTCTTTGCCATCTTTGCCTCTCTCTTGTTTATAAGTTTCGCTGTCAGACTTAATGTTTTCGATCAGCTCTTTTCTAGTCTCGCCTTCTGCGATGGTAATGTAACGTCCTGATCGTGTCCGCTTTTTAGCGAAGAACTTCGGATTTTCTTTTCTTTTCATTGAGCCAGTTTAATACATCGCTGTAAAGATAGCGAATAGTTTTACCGTTTTTGCTTGTATTATCTACTTTTACGGGCATAGGGTCTGACAGCTTGCGCCATTTGTATATTGCCTGTCTTGTTACGCCTAGCCGATTGCACAGCTCCTTCGTATCTATTAAAGGTTCTTTAAATATCTGTTGCATTGTATTTCCTTTTTAATTTATTTTTAGGGTTCTGTATAATTATTCCTTGTTCATTAAGTCCCAATCAGGCTCTGGGATATCAAAATCCTTACCACAATTATCACAAGTGTATGACTCTGGTACATTAGTGTCCCTTTCCTCTGCCTGATATGTTTTATATTCGTGATTACAGTACCTTTCCAAACAAACACAGGGGTCTTCCTGACATAATTCGCAAATACCCACCACTATTTCTCCACCGATGTGAATAAATGTATATAAATTGGCGTGTATTCTCCTACGTATGCCCCTTCGATATTGTAAAAAAAGAATTCTATCGCCTCTTCCCTGGGCATATCTTGCTCTAACTTGTTAATGATCTTCTCCTGGTTGTATACTATCCTCTGATGAGAATCTATACCTATTATACAATCATCATAACCATCTGCCTTCAATGTGCCCTCATCACCATAAATCTCTATATAATCACCTAGATCCATTAGCTTTTCCTGTTCCAAGGCGACTTCACCACATTTCGCTCCTTCGATCTTTTTTTTCTCTTGGTGTCCCTTTCGTCCCTCCATATAATGTGTACACCTACTAACAAAAACATGAATATTGCTCCAAATATAAAACCTACTAAAAACCACATTACATCCTACCACCAAATATACTAAATAATGTCTGGATCTTAGAGTGATCCAACTTCTCGATTTCTT